CCTTCACTTACACAACAACAACAAGCGGCACGATTACATCTGCTGCTGATACCGGAACAGCTCTTGTTTCTGCCAACGGACGTCAAGTCACTGACTTCACATCACAAGGCTCAACAAGCGAGTACAACGTTCCAGGTAACGTTGCGTACAACGCAGATGACAATGTTGACTTCATCATCGCGTCAACTGAGGACCCAACCTCTTAATTAAGTAATTTGGGCGGTGTGCCGATGTGTAAATATAAGTACACAGGTACACCGCCCGTTTTACTAACAGGACAAATAGCTTAGTGAAGGACGACAATTGAGCAATCTATGGATTACACCTGAAGAATTAGGCAGTTACGCCGATTCTGAGTTTGCTTACGAAGCTTGCAAAACAGCCTCAAATCTTCTATGGGCTATGTCCGGAAGAAAGTTTAGCGGTGTAACAACCGTAACCGAGCGCTACGTTTGCGCTCAAAGATCATATCGACTTGGTGCCTCGCACAAGACGTATCAGCCAGTAATTCTTAATGGCGACATTTATAACATTCCTACAGAGGAATTTGACGACTTCTCAGATATTGTTTCTGACGGTATGTCCCCTAACTCACGCATTAAACTTCGCGGTCGCCCAGTAACAAAGATTCACACCATACGCACACGTAGCGGCGACATCGTTGATCCTTCAGCTTACTATCTCGTAGATCACTCAACTATTCAAGCCGCAGCAGGAATTCCTTGGACTCCTTGCAACATCGAGGTAACATACTCATACGGCAACTATCCACCAACATCTGGAAAGATGGCAGCTCGTACACTGGCAATCGAGTTTGCCAAACTGTGGTCCGGAGACGACGATTGTGCATTGCCTCAGCGTGTCACATCAATTTCGCGTCAAGGTGTCTCATACACGCTTCTAGACAGCCAGGACTTCATTGAAGAGCTGAAGACCGGTATCTATGCGGTAGACCTTTTCCTTAAGTCTGCAAACCCAGACAAGGCTCGTGCACGTTCACGTGTATTCTCACCAGATGTCCCTCGTGCCCGTCGATACACACCTAAAACACCTAAGGTTGGAACAAGCGCGTTGGACATTAGCGTACCAGCCGGTGGAACAGGTGTAATCACCGTGACACTTGAGTACCTAAACGCTGACTTCCTTCTTGATCCCGAGTGGACAACTGAGCTGACTATTCGCAACTACGGCGAAACACGTTCGAAAGTTATTGATGATGCTACCAGCATTAACACTGCAACTGAGAAGATCTCATTTAGCGTAGACTACGCGAACACACTTGCAATCGTTGGAATGGTTGATCCAGGTTCATGGGATCTTTACGCTTCACGCCCAAGTCCAATCAACCCGGGAGAAACAGAGACAGTATTCGTATGCGATGGTAATTTGTCGGTAAACCTTGGACGTTCAAGTGTTACTGCGTTTACCATTGGTTCTGAATAAAACAACGACAAAAGGAGCAAAATGATGGTAGACACAGGCACTCAGAAGGGCTTAGAGACACTTTCAGGAGTACCAATGGCTAATTCCATAGGCGCTTTAGCGAGGGTCTCCTAATGCCAATAACTAGTATAGACAATGTTACTGCCGACGCGCTAAACCTTAAAGATATGATGGACGGCGTCCTCGAGCGAGTTGTCTCAGTGTTTACTTCATATAACGTTCCTCTTCCTTCTCGTCAGTATTGGACGATGGGAAGCCCTGCGGTTGACTGCGAGCAACTTGTTGTGTCGTTTATTCAGATGTACCTTGGCACACCAGGAGATCAGGCGTCTCAGCCACAGCGTTGTAACATGCCAAAATCAGCGGTTCTTCAAATCTCTCTTGCGCGTCCTATTCCGACAGTTGGGCAAAATGGTCGTCCTCCTGCAGATGAAAAGATTATGGAAGGTTCATACATCTCGGCAGTTGATGCTTGGGTGCTTATGGATGCGATGAAAACTCTTGACGTATGGGATGAGACAAGTCTGGGTATGGGTGTTATCGCAACTGTTGATGCTCCTACCGCTGAAGGCGGCTTTCAAGTAATCAACATGAACATCACAATGGTGGTTCCATAATGGTTGTAAAGTTTGTACCAAATAAACCAGTTATGGATTATGTACTTAATAATCCGTCAGGTATGGTTGGACGGGAGTTAGCTAGTCGCGGTCACATGCTTGTCGTAGCAGCTAAAATGCAAGCTGGCTTTAGCACTGGAAGACTTAAGGCGTCAATTCACATGAGACATTCACGTGATATGCGCGGACAATACGTGAAGGTTGGTTCTAATCTTAACTACGCACGTATTCATCATGAAGGAACAAAACCACATCTAATTGTAGCCAACAGAGCGCAAGTTCTACGGTTTACATCAGGAGGTCGAGTTGTCTACACAAGGGCAGTGAAACATCCTGGAACAAGACCTAATAAGTACCTCACAGATAACCTCTATATTGCGGTACTTTGATAGGATAACAACAACAACGAGACGCACGTCTCAATGACAAAAGAAGGAAAGAGAATATGACCAATAGTAGATTCAAGGACTTTGGGACTGGAAGTGGTAGTGACGCCTCCAAGGAACCATTGTCATTTAAGTTATACGGCGAGGAATATCGCTGCGTACCACAGGTGCAAGGAAAGCTTATGCTTGACCTTGTCGCCGACTCATCAGCAAATGACCCAGTTAAAGCAGCTGGAGTTGTCACCACGTTCTTTAAGCAAGTAGTTCTCGATGAAGACTATGACCGCTTTCAAGAGCTTCTTACAGATAAAAACCGTATTGTAACAGTTGAGACTCTCGCAGAGATAACAGCATGGTTAGTTGAGGAATACTCAGGCCGCCCTACGGAGGGGCCAGAAGTCTCCTAGAGTGGGGGATTGACCTCTGGCCGTATGTGAATGGAAGAGCACTAGTGAGCGGACTTCAACTCGCAAGCATGGATTTTGATGACATGCTAGACGTTCTTCACTACTTCTTCGAAGATGATATGGATTTCAGTACTGCAGAGCAAGCTGAAGCGCGTGATAAGACTAGGTCGTCAGTATACCAAAACCTATACAATAGGACGTATAAGTATGGTAGAGCTAGTGGCACAACGCGTGACTTCTCTGAAATTGAAGACATTGACACTCCGCAAGAAGCGCCAATCGAACCATTCAACCCAGCAATAAGAACGAAACCGTATGTAGCTCCAACACAGCTAAATCCGGATTCACAAAGACCATTTGGAAGTGTGCTAGACGCTCCGTTTGAGCGCTAACATATTTCTAACGTAGCAGCAGAAAGGAGGTGACACCGTGGCAGTATTAGGCGAGGCATTTGTAATCGTTCGTCCAATTACGGCGGGCTTCGAAGGCGCCGTAGCGCGCGATCTAAAAAGACTAGATAGCACAGCATCAACAGCAGGAAAACGAGCAGGAAAGCAGTACGCAGGAGCATTTGGGCAAGCATTTGGTCCCAGTGGTGCTGGCAAGTACACTAACGATCAACTAAAGAAAGCTATATCTGCGCAAAAGGCGTATGCTAATCTTTCTCGTGCAGGTTACGTTTTGCAGACTTCTCTCGGTGTCCTCGGTGGAAGCATTGGCGCACTCGTAGGTGGTCTTGTATCACTTGGGTCTGCACTATTGTCCGCCGCTCCTTCTGCTATGGCGCTTGGCGGAGCTCTGGTCTATGTAGGTATTGGTGCTGCAGTAGCTAAACTTGCTCTGGGCGGAGTTGGAAAAGCTGTAGCAGCGCTTAACAAGCAGCAAACAAAGGCTGCAACAGACGACACGGCAGCAAAGCGCCGCGTTGAAGACGCAACACGCAATCTTGCAAGAGTACAAGCGGACAACATTGAAGCTCTTGCCCGAGCAAGTAAAAACCTTGAGGATTCTCAGAAAGATCTTACGACTGCTCAGAAAGATCTTAACCGTTCGCTTAAGGAAGGCGCTGAGGAACTTCAGCAGATAAACTTTGACGCGGAAGATGCAGCACTTGCTGAACAACGCGCAGCTAATGAGCTTGAAGATGCTCGTAAAACTCTTGCTCGCGTTCAGGATCTTCCACCTAACTCTCGTGCTCGTCGCGAAGCTGAACTTGCGTATAAGGAAGCTGATCTTAATCTTCGTCGTGCAAAGGACAAGAACTCAGATCTTCGTAAGGAGCAGGACCGTCTTGCAAAGGAAGGCGTTGAAGGTCTTGACTCTGTAATTGATGCTCGCCAGAAGGTCGCTGATGCTGAAGTAGGTGTTCAAGAGGCAGTAAAGGATTCTAATAAAGCTGTACTTGAC